TACACTCTTTCTTGGCAGTTTTCATATCAGTGGTTTCTGAGTACCGGATTCATCTTCAACTTCAATTGTCTCAGGTTCATCCTCATCATAATCTTCTTTATCATAATCAGGATTATCTTCAGTTCTTTTATCAAGAGGTATGAAGTCAGGGTTTGGTACTGTCTTCATCTTTTTCTCCGGGCCCTTCTTAGCTGGAGAGGAAGTTGTCTTTGACTTATCGCCAGTTTTCTTATCCAGATCTGATTTCTTCTTCTTCTCCAGATCTTCGAGAGCTTTGATGAACATGTTCACGTTTGCAAATTTCTCTTTAGCTATAATCAGGGCCCCTTTTATAACTGAAAGGATCTCCGGACTGTCAAACTCTTCCGGAGTGCCTGTAAGACTTATTGGAGCAAGACCTTCTTTGTCTTCTTTCCTGGCTTTTGGAATGATTATCGCGGTAAGAGTACCGTTATCATTTTTCTGTACTGTAATGGATATCTTATATCCTTCCAGTAGTGTTGCTATTGACTGCCAAAACATTTTCTTATGGTTTTATTTTTTCGTTCATTAATTTAATCACTGTGTCTGCTATATCTGATTCTGATATCAGATCATCACGTATGTCGAATAGATCTGTACGATCAATAGGAGCTAACTGTTTACAAAGTTTATCTAAGCGTTCTCTTGCTTTTGCATGCTTATGTACCATTGCTCCATCAATCTGAGTGAACATTGCTTTATGGTCCTGTTCTTTCATCCACTTTTCCTGCTCTTTGCTTATCATGGTCTATCTTGTTTATACAACCATATTTGGAAGGTTGATGATTACCTGAGCGACATGACCCTGTACTTCTTTGAGGATCCTCTCTTCAGCTCTTCTCTTGAGGACGTTATCGCGGTCCTGTCTTTTGTTCGAAGTAAGGAATGCATCGATAGCATTGTTCTTACTTATCGTAGCCTGGTTAAGATCTTTTGTTATCTTGGCTATTAGTTGATTGATAGTTGTTACTTTTTCTTTTTCCATAGTTTTCGAATATGCCATCTTAATTGCCATACGAAATATATCTCAGGATTATAGTAGTGACGCGATGCGTATGAATCATTTATATCAATAAAAAATGAATCATGTGAATGAAAGAATGATCCGATACGTTTATTGTCATCGTCAATGATATTGTAGTATATATCATATGCATGAAGGTGACGAAGTCTTACAAAATGATGATTGCTATCACAATACTTAATGAATCTCTCTACTTTTCCCACGTCTTTCTCCCATTAATTGGTTTATAATAGATAATACATCTCTCATACACTGTAGGTTCCATACAGTATTTCCTTTTGGAAGGAAGCAGTATTGTCTCCATGGACTATACCATGCAATCTTTCCTATCTCATCACCGGAACGGTTATTAACTACTGAGATAACATTTGTCTTCATCCCTTCCGGTACGGTAGAGTCGAAAGTAAGGTATTCAGTTTTCTTAATTAAGGCCATTTTTGATTGATTTAAGACAATCTCTTCCGGGAAGGCACTATACCATTCCCGGGGTAGAGATTGTCAAGGTTACATAGCAGGGGTACTAATTCTTGCCATTTATGTTATAGTAGTCAATGATGAAGTCACCAAAGGCTTTATTCTGACGGAATATCATCTCATGGTTCTTCATTTCTTCAGGATTCAGAAGCCGGGTTCCTATGTTATAAACATCCCAGGCAGTCTTTATTGGGAACTTGCTTATCTGAGGAAGCTTCTTTACATAGTCCTTTGTGAAGTCACTTACCTGGGTGACATTGAAAGGAACATTAAGTTCCTCTTCAGTCTTCATATTGGCTTTTGTGGCCAGTATAAGAAGATCACCTATGAGGATTGGAAAGTCAGACAGTTCAGCTTTCTGTTTGATCATATTGCTTATATATGTCTGATCGACCTTTCTCTTATCTTCAAAGCCATCCATCCATTCTCCCAGACGGAAGAACAGATCTTTCAGGGAAACCTTATTTGCTCCATATGTAGCCATCAGGTTAGATCCGAAGAAACATCCATTGGTGCATGCATATACATGTGAACCAAAAGCTACCTGCTGACCAAGTTGGTTGAAGTTGAATGCCAGCATAGGAGCAGTGATCTCATCTGTCATAGCATCAATGAGAATCTTTCCTGTTAAATGACGAATTAGCTGGCTCTCCAGAGGATTTGGAACGTCATATCCCTTGGCAATATTATCGATCCTGGTTATATTTGGAAGGTTACTGCTACCACCTTCCCGGACCCACATCGGTTGTACCTCAAATTTTATGTTTCTCCTGTCCATGACCTCACATACGTCATAGATGAAGTCGCTATGAAACACTTTTGTCTTTGCTGCAGCTCCTACCTCGGATTCTTTTACTGTAGCCTTAAGTTCATCCAGAGTAAACATGGTTAGTTTATCTGTAAATTCAACACTTCTTTGTGATTTTTCTGTCATATTATTAAAATTAAAATATCATGAATGCTGGTTTGGTAGTTCTCTTGTCACAGTCCACTACCGGGCAACTCTCACAACGAAAGAAAGCTGGTAGTTTAGGCCATCCTGCCTCGGAATATTCAATGATCTTCTCTACAGACTTCCGGATCCTTTCGTGCATCTCCATCCTTTCAATATCGGAAGTCTCATGTTGCCATAACCGGAACTCTGGTCTTGGCTTATAGTCGAACACCCAATAACAGAATGGTGCTCCGGTGAGATATTGATAGACGGCTACCTGGGAATGATCCATAGACCAAGGATACGCCCATGATCCTCTTGTATATGTCTCCCATATATTTGCTGTAAGCTTAAGATCATGGATACATCCATCAAGATCCATCCATACTGATTCTCCATTCTGTGTCATTGCGAAAGTATGAAGATCATGAATGAAGTCTACTGTTCCTTCAATGATGATCTCATATTCATCCATCCATATGTTGTTTGGATGATCCCATTCTTTCTCAAAGTGTTGCTGTACCTTATCGAGCTTTATCTCAAATTCGTCGATAAGTCTTTGGAACATGACTACCTGTGACTCTATCCTTTCCTGATCGACACTCTTGGCTCCATTACGGATCCTGGGAAGATCAGTAACCTCGTCTGTCTTATCGGCGCCACCACCAAGACACAGGTATTCGAAATATTTCCCTTTGTTCATAGCATCAGTAGCGGCCTCACGGTAGATCTTCTCCATGGTAGACAACTTAAAACGAAATGAACAATGAACTGTCTCCTCACCATTAGGGAAGAGACGTCCCATTATCGAGTTACTCAGCCTTATCTGTTTTCGCATCTTTATAAATGTTTTCCCAATGAGTAACATACTGATCTCCATCAAGTACTGACATGGTTATTATCTTACCTGCCAGGTGAGCAAGCCGGCTTCCTGCTGCAGTATTCTCTGATGCTCTGAAAGAGAACTTAAGTGCCGGCTTTTCATCTTCCATACCTCTATATACGAATGCCACACAGTCAGCATCGGCACATATAAGACTACGAAGTTTTCCTACCAGGTCCAGGTTATCCTCTTTTACCTCAAGGGTAGTGTCACCTATTATTGTTCTCTTCAGGTGACCAACAAAGATCACATGAGGGACGAGTTTCCTGAGATAGTTTATCCATTTCCTCATATCCAGACGAACAAGGTCATATCCCTTTCCATATGGTATCTCTGAGTATACAGTGACATATTCCGGAGTCTTTACTCTTTTCTGTTGTTCATTCCACATAGATACCACGTTTGCTTCAATGAACTCAACAAGTCTGTCAAGAGTATCTATTGTAGCATATTTGATATCTGTTCTTCCTTCGAGGAGTTTCGCAGCGTCTATGAAGTCCTGATATTTATCTATACGGACCCTTAGACACTGATATGTCTCTGCACCTCTCTCAAGATCGAAGATCATGTTTCCTGGTAAGTCCGCTAAGAGTGCCGTCTTACCCACTTTCGTTGCTCCGTACATGACGAAGACAACAGGATCCACTTTGTCTACCGCTACAGGAGCGATAGGTAATGTTACTGGAGTCATATCAATGGTTTCTTTTCAGTTGTTACATCTTCCATTATTTCTATCTGCAGGCCGGATCCACCAACAACCTTATCGATGAATATCTGACAGTTATTCTTCAGAGCTTCATTAATGATCAGCTGGAGCTTATCAGGGCCGAGGCTTTCTGCTCTACCAAGATATATGATAGGAGTCTTCTTATTAAGGGCTACAAGGATGTTGAATACCACGAACATGATCTCTGAAGTAGAAAGCTGTTCTTTGGTAAATGGAAGATCATTAAGTTTTATACCATCATCATCAATGCTGAGTCCGGTTATTGGTATCTTTCCGGATAATATAGCATTTTGTTTACTTTCCCTGGCAGTATCTACAAAATCTGTAAGAGTGTTTGCTTTTTCCCGGGCTTCTTCCAGTTCTGTTACCTGTAGCTTATGCTGATCTCTCTTGAGTACAGCATCGGTGACATTGTTCATCGTCTGTTGTAATTCAAGGATCTTTGTGCTAAGTGTCTCATCAACAAGACCAGATATCTGAACGATCTTTTTATTGTATTCAGCGATTATATCAAAAGACTTACCAATTTTGACAGCAATGTCAACAGAATAATCTTTATGACCCTCATCCAGCTTTCTGCTTTTCTCGTTAAGCCTGGTAATCTCATTTTGTAGTTCTATGATACGATCATCAGTAAGTTTCTTGTCTTCATCATAAGATAACTGTTCAGCATTCTTTGATACTACGAGATTATTATAATTGACATTCTCCAGATTAACTTCCCCTTTGTATTTCTCCAGAAGAACAAGGTTTTCCTGAGACTCTTCTTTTTGCCTGGTAAGTTTCTCCAGTGTTCCACGGTATGTGTCCTGAGCTACCCATAGAGCATCTTCTTCAGCAGTAGGAATAGACTTCTCTGCAATGACCTCAAGGGCCTTTACAGTACTGTTTGCTACAGTCCTGAGTGCATATTGCTTTTGCTCTTCTTTCTCCCACTTAAGGAACTCTTCATGATTCTCTTTCGGAAGGAGTTTAAGTACTGCTTCTCTTTGTTTCTTCCGGCCTTCTGCAGTTGTTGACCAAGCAATAAACTCCTCAACATCCACATAATTATAGTCAAAGAGATTCCTTA